TTACTTGGAATAAGCACCTGGAATATTTGTAGCGATAGGCGGCTTGTCCAGTGTTGGTGACTTCTTGATTTTACGGTCGTAAATCAGCACCTGCGTCTCAGTCTTATGCCCACTAAACAGCTGTTTGTCTCTACTGCTCCCCTCGTAATCTGATATCCCTTTTGCTTTAAGATCATGAAAAGTACAATCCAGTGAATAGCCGAGCTTTAACGATGCTGCTGTTCTGGCTTTATCCCATCTGTTACTGAATCCTCTCTTCGTGAATCCTGCCCCATGTAAACCAAGCACAACATGCGAATTTAAGTTATTGGGGTTTGAAAACGTCCTTGCTAACTCAAATGCCTGCTTCAACCTCGGTGTCCAAAGTTTTATTTGCTTAGTCCCCGTCTTCCCCTGTTGCACGAATAAACCATCACTGGTGGCCTGAATCCATTTCATACCGAGTACATCGGATAAGCGGGCCGCACAAAGATATGCAATTTCCATAGCGACACGCACTACATCATCAGCCTCGGCATAGATGGCCTCATATTCTTTATCTGTAACATAACGATCACGCACAGCCGCTTTGAATTTGCTGACGCCTGAGCAAGGATTGCGCTTAACATAACCACGCTCATATCCCCATCGGTATACACGAGACATACTCGACATTTCATGATTAGCCTGGGTTTTACTTTGTAATCCACGTTTGTCCATGAAAGCTCTTACATGCTCTGGCCGGATATTATCAGCAAGGACTTTTCCAAATACCGCCAATAATTTCTTTTCGTGTTGTAGGTAATCTTTCTGAGTCCGAGGTTTAAGTTCGGTGTAATAAGCGCTTTGTAAAAACTTTTTCCAAAGCCTTTCGAAGGTCATAGCCGTGGTTCTTTGGTTGGCTTCCTCTTCATACTTCTGCCACAGTTTCGCCAGGCCATCCTCAATCCTCGTGAGGGTTACAGACTCTTTTGATGTTGGTTTCCATACATAACTGTATTTGTTTGGATAAACACGCGGAGGAAGTTTCAAATCCTCCGGGTTCAAACGCCTTCTACCCATTAAATTGCTCCGAAATTAGGTTCTTCATCCCTCGGCTGAATACTTACGTTGTTGTTAACAAAAAGGCAGCGGTTAACTTTAGGGTGGCCCATACGGTTCATACGAAAGGGGATACCCTCTTTAGAAAGCCACTTGCATTGTTGTCGTGCATAGCAGTAACCAGTCAGGTCTTTCAGTTCCTCGTTCGTTAAAAAGAGTTCGCTCATCATCTCCTCCACTAATTCCCGGCTGCACCCGGCCATGCTCAGTTTGCTAGACGCTGCATAGCAATTAGACTTTGCTCATCAATAATCTCGAAAACTTCAGCGAGTGCCTGACCTTCAAGCTTGATCACCCCGTCATTACTTACCCCGACAAGGCTGATCAATTCAACGAGGCGGCGAGCCTTCTTGACGCTGATTTCTGGGGCGATAACGCTCCGAGTAACCTTTTTCTTGCCCACAGCGGCAGCGCGTTCTTCATCTTTCTTCAGCACTTGTTCAGCGTTTTCTCCATGCTCTTTAACGCGGTCCACCGCTACATCTACCGAAACAGCACCGGACTTAACCTTTTGCTGTACTGAGTGACTTGCCGTGCTCAGAGTTAGCAGGTTCTCAACTGTAGGAATTGACTTGTGAACCAGTTTTGATATTTCGCTGGTGGTCAGATTAAAGGTGGTTGCTAACTCCTGAACTACTGCAGCCTGTTCTACTGAGGAGAGGGACAGCTGATTATTACTGGTCATGATGCGTGCCAGGCGCTGAACGTCATTGCCAACGAACGGCACGATATGGATGCGTTCTACCGGCTTGCCTGCTTCACGGCAACGCTCATAACAGCGGCGACGGCGATGACCTTCTACAACCCAAACACCTCCTTCGTCACGCGCTACTACCTCTAACGGTGGAACGGTGCCGCCGTTCATCAGGTATTGGAACAGGTCATCATCAGCTTTCAGGGTGCGTTCATCGGCATCGTCACGCTTATTGAAGCCGTCTTTCACGTGAATATCGTTAAGGCTGATGAACATGCCTGAGTCAGTGCGTTTGATTTCGCCTGCTTTGATCATCTGCTTAAAAGAGTTAGCCGCCATCACATTGCCTCCCCACAACGTTGTCTGAGAGCTTTGTGCTCCGTGTTCAGTTGATCGCGTTCAGCTATTACTTCACGCAATACAGTCTTCGTAACGTCCAAACGAACAGCAAGCTCAGTCATTAGTGCACTGGACGCTGCAGGAAGGTATTTAGCAGCCACGTGTGCCGCAGCTATCAGTTGCTCAACAGGCAACCGCAAAGTTTCCTGCTGATTAAGGTTTTGCATCGTTAGTTCTCCGTGTTTTGGCGCTCTGCACAGCGCTGAATTTTGGTTGTACTAAACCCTCGCCAGAGGCGATGAACTTTTATGGGTTCGCTTTAATAAAAGCCCACTCTAAGGCACTTACTAAAACGAGCTCAAAGGCGGGTATCAGCACTGCTTATCAGTCATGAAACCGCTGCCAGCATGGTTATGTGCATAAGTGTTAACACTGGGAGAAACTTAGCTCATGGGTCTAATGTAGGTTGTCTTACCTTTTGATGTCAATACCAGAGGTAGGATGTCTTACATTATGAGGCAAAAAAAAGCCGCCTGAGCGACTTTCATATGTTCATCAGCGAATGCTATAGATCAGTGACTACTTGTTTTACAACACCAACGATACGGCAATTGCCATTCACCTCTAAAACACGGTAATTCGGATTTAAAGGAACTAAATATTTAAGCGGGCCATCAATGACGAATTTTTTTAGAGTGGCTTCTGTTGAACCATCAATCTGGGCTACAACGATGCGACCATTGACTTCGTATGGGCTGCCAAAGTCAGGATCAACAATCACTAATGATCCTTCAGGAATACTAGGAAAACCAGAAGGGTTGGTCATCGAGTCGCCACGTACTTTCAAAGCAAAACCTTCATCAGAGAGATTTGCTGAAGTATAAATCCATTCGCTTACATCATTGGCTGTAACTGGTGCTCCAGACTCAGTCCATTCACCAGCTTGAACCCATGAGATAACAGGTATTTTTTTTATACCAAATTTTTCTGTTGGCGTAGGGGCTGGGGCATTACTTTCCGGATCACCAACACCATCAATGAGCCATTGCGGATTACATTTTAACGCAGCCGACAGCGCCTGAAGATTTGAGCCTCCAGGTTCATAGTCGCCAGATTCCCAACCAGTTACCGTCACTCGATTAACGCCAACTAGTTTCGCTAGTACTGCTTGGGTCAGCTTGAGCTCTTTGCGGCGGGAGCGGATACGTTCATTCATTTTCATGTAGGCAATCCTACCATTTTGTGATGTAGGAATCCTTGACCTATGAATGTAAGATATCCTACTATCTGCATGTGAATTCCATTACACGGGTAACCAAAATGAAAAAAGAAGAAGTGATCTCTTACTTTGGAAGTGTCGGTAGCGTTGCGAAAGCACTCAATATTTCACATGCCTCAGTTTCGGGATGGGGAGACGTTATTCCTAAAGGCCGCGCTTTTGAGATACAGGCAATTACCAAAGGCGACATGAAGGTCAATTCGTCTCTTTATCTAAAGCCTAACGATAACGCTGCATGAAATTAACTACCAAAGGGAAAGCAAGATGGTAGACAACATCAAAACCGCAATACGGGAAATGTGCAAAGCCCACAAATACGGACGTCTTGGCATGGCTGACGATATGGGAATGAGCCTCGACCAGTTTCATAACCATCTGTATCAGAAATGCGGAAGCCGTTTTTTCACAGTTCAGGAACTGGAGCGCATGGAGGATTTATCAGGCACTTCATACCTGGCTGAATACTTCGCAGCACGCAGCGGCAAATTGCTGGTGGATATGCCAGTGCCTGGCGGCGTAGACAAAGTCGAGCTGTATGACATCGAAATGCAGGTCGCTGCAACTGCCGGTGATCTCGCAACAGCAAAACTGAAAGCTGCAGCTGATGGGGTTATCGATAACTCAGAAAAAAAAGCGCTTTCAGATTTATTCAGCAAGAAGTTACGTCACCAGATACATGGCTTCATGGGCTTTCTGGCTTTGTATGGGGCGGGGGTTTCGGATCAGGCAGTAGATTTTTTTGTGGCGACCAACCGTAAGGGTGACGCCCCGAGTGTGCAGCTCGGGACGTCGGGTGCGCCGATTCTTTGAGTGGAGAACTAACGCGTGAACATTGTAAACCGATTCAGACCAGCCAGGCAATTTCACTGCCGCCCGCTGGTGGGTAAAACAGCACCCTTCGGCTATGAGGCAATCGTACGAGCTGCGAATGGCACGCACAACTACCAACCTGCAATGGATTTGGTAGCGGCGTTTTCAGAGATGAATGCGAAGGGGCGGGAATTGTGGAAATCCTTGACCGGTACTACCGGGACTTCAGAGGCGTTGCCGTCCATGTCATTGGCTACGACCGTGAAAAGCGGCAGGTCATATTCAGACGCACAGGCTATCCGCATGACTGCATGCAGCCCGTTGAGCGTTTCATTGAAAAGTTCACAAGGATAGGGGACGGGAATGAGCCTTCTGATGCCACAACGGCCAATAGTGATAAATCCTGACCTTGCGTACAGCATTGGCCTTAACGAGGCCATTGTACTGCAACAGGTGAACTACTGGCTTAAAGATACGACCTCAGGGCATGAGCGTAACGGCGTGCGCTGGATTTATAACACAACTGAGCAATGGCTGGAGCAGTTCCCCTTCTGGTCTGAGTCCACACTGAAGCGTACTTTCACGCGTCTGAAGACTCTGGGCGTGCTCAAAATCGAGCAGCTGAATAAGTCGCAGCGCGACATGACGAACTACTACACGATTAACTACGCCAGCGACCTTTTAGATGAGGTCAAAGTGAGCGAATCGAAGAAGTCAAAATGCACTATTCCATCAGGTCAAAATGAACCCATGGAACAGGTCATTGTGAAACGCTCCATTGGGTCAGAACGAGCCGCTGTCATCAGGTCAAATTGGCACGATGTTCTTACAGAGAATACAACAGAGAGTACTACAGAGATTACAGGTAAAGACTCTTGTCCGGTTGCGGCGCAACCAGACGTTACCGATTCTGCAAAACTTGTTCTGGAGCATTTCAACCAGGTAACCAAATCATCCTACCGCGACGGCAAAACGACGATGGGTTATATCCGTGGTCGCCTTGCTGATGGCTACGCCGTCGCCGACCTGATCCGCGTTACGGACTACACAAACGCGAAGTGGGCTGACGATGCAAAGATGAGTGACTACCTGCGACCAAAAACCTTATATGGCCCTGAGAACTTCCAGACTTATCACCAGAGCGCTCTCAAGTGGGAAGCGGCAGGCCGTCCGGCGTGCGTTAACGGGCGCTGGGTCAAAAACACAGACATCACCGTAAGCAATTTTTCCACCTCAAAAGAAAAGGCTATGCGTCAGCAAGAATCTGCCGATGCATGCGAAGAAGCCTATTCACGCTTCTTGAAAGGGCAGGAGCCAGCACACTCCAGCGAAATGGCTGTATGGGCGCAGGCTGAAAAACTGGGTATTCGAGAAATTGAGAAAGCCGATCCTTCAGCAGCAGATATAGCTTGGGTGCAAGTCTGGATCACAAAGGGGGGTTCTCATGACCATCACGCGTGAAATCATCGACTACGTGACCAGCCATCCCGGTAGCACCTCACGTGCAATTGCAGAGGGTTTGAGCCACCTGGATCGTAGAACCGTTATGGGAACCGTGCTCAGACTTTACGAGCGCAACGTTCTTGAGCGCAGCATGACTGAGCGCAAGCTCAATCTTTACTATGCAGCAGCAAACGCAGTAGACAGCGTTAAAGGCCTGAGCCAGGCAGAGCAGCACAAGCTGGAAGAGGTGATCGCACAGGCTGAGAGTCTTGAGCGTCGCCGCCTGTTTAATCGTGCCGCCGGTATGTGGCTTCAGGCGTTCTCTCTCGCTAAAGGCGCTCAGGAGCGTGACCGTTACATTCAGCGCCGCGCTGCCTGTCTTTCTCGGGCATTCAGCCCAATACGTGGTCCAGAACAATGCTACCTCGCCGGTAACTTCGTGGGGGAACTATGAGTACCAGAGATTCATCATCACCATCCCATCGAGAACAGCGCATATCCATAAAGCATTACCTGACCGAGCGACAGCACGAGGTTTTCATTCTGCTGGTGGCATTTCAGGAAAAGCATGGATTCCCACCTTCTACGCAGGAGCTGGCCCAGTTGATGGGCGTCAGTTCTCCGAACGCAGCCGCTGATGTGCTGCGTTCGCTGCAGCGTAAGGGCGTGATTAGCATTGCCCGCGGCGTTTCACGCGGTATCACCATCAACGTTGGCAGAGAGGCTGAGGATGCCACTGAGCTGTTACGTGCGGTGCTGGCTGGGGAAGAGTATGCCCGTAAGCATGCGTTGCTATTCCTTCAGCAGAAAGGAGTGGAGCTATGAGACTCTCATTGCCTTTCCCACCCAGCGTTAACACTTACTGGCGCGCCCCTAACAAGGGGCCGCTGGCTGGAAGGCATCTTATCAGTGCGAAGGGGCGTCAGTATCAGAGCGCCGCCTGTGCAGCTGTGCTGGAGCAGTTGCGGCATATACCAAAGCCTGTAGAGACATGCCTGACCGTTGAAATTACGTTGTACCCGCCTGATGCCCGACGTCGCGATCTGGATAATTACAACAAAGCGCTGTTTGACGCTCTGACACATGCAGGGGTCTGGCTGGACGATAGTCAGGTTAAACGGATGCTGGTGGAGTGGGGACCGGTGCTTAAACACGGAAAAGTTGATATAGCAATCAGCGCTTATGTCAGGGAGGTGCCTGAGGTATGAGGGCTTTATTAACTCCTGAGATAGCGCCTATGTCGGGCGTAGTTCTGTTCCGTCCCGGTAGTGAGCTCATGTCGCTATTTCGGCAGGGCAGAGTTCTCATTGCTCCTCAGCCTGAGCACTTAGCTGGTTTGCCTGCAGGCGCACTGCCACCAGCAAACCAGCCACTTGAGGATGATGAGTTGTTAAGGGCTGTGTTTGAAAATGAGAGGGTAATACAGCGAGCCGGGGGGATTGCCGCACTCGATTACTGTCTGGAGAAGCGGTATGAATGCCAGTGGCCTCACTCTGACTGGCACGATCACAATTTCACAATACTCCATCATAAACCCGCTTCAATTCGAGTCTGCTGGGGCTGCGATAACAAACTCCGTGACCAGTACACCACCCGACTGGCCTCCATTGCACGTCAAAACCTGGTATCCTGGGTTCTGGCAATAGTGCGTGAAAAGCTGGGCTTTGACGAATCTCATGCGCTGACCTTGCCAGAGTTTTGCTGGTGGCTAGTCAGGAATGATTTGGGTGATGTGATACCTGAATCTGTAGCACGTAAGGCAATGAATTTACCATCTGAGAAAGTGCAATCAGTATCGAGGGAAAGTGAAATCGCGCCTTCTCTCCCGGCGACTAACATCCTGCAGCAGAAAGTGAAAAAGGTATTGGCGCTGGAGATTGATCCCGAAACACCGGAATCATTCATGCTCAGACCTAAACGCCGCCGCTGGGTTAATGATAAATACACACGTTGGGTTAAAACGCAGCCGTGTGCATGCTGTAACCAGCCAGCAGACGATCCCCACCACCTGATAGGCCACGGGCAGGGTGGGATGGGTACTAAAGCGCATGACCTGTTCGTGACACCGCTGTGCAGAGCGCATCACGACGAGTTACACGCTAATCCCGTGGCTTTTGAACAGAAATACGGATCTCAGGTTGAGCTCCTGATTCGCTTTTTAGATCGCGCTTTATCAATTGGCGCGATCGGCTGACTTTGTGGAGAAAGTTAATGCGTGACATTTCATTGGTACTGGAACGTTGGGCAGGATGGGCATCCAGTGACAACGCTGGAGTGGATTATTCCCCGATAGCTGCAGGGTTCAAAGGTTTGCTACCCCAAACTGGTAAGACACGCCTGTCATGTTCAGATGATGACGCTTTAATCATCGAAAGTTGCCTTGCTCAGTTACAAAAACGTAAGCCTTATGAGCATTCAGTGCTTGTAGCTCATTATCTGTATCGAATTTCTAAGCGCAGCCTCGCTAAAGCAACGCATAAAGATGAGAAGCTGATTAGGATTGAAATTCAAATGGCTGAAGGTTTTATAGATGGGTGTCTCTCAATGTTAGGAGTATCGCTTGAGATGGACATCGAAATCAAATACTGTTGATAACAAAAGCCCGATCATTCGGGCTTTTCAGCATCTCTAACATAAAGGATTACAGCAGATTTTATCTCGCCATCTACGTGCTTGGCGTTGATGCTTAAATGGACAGGCTTCCTATCCCATTCAGCCTTTTGCAACGCTTCTTTATTACCGGATTCATCAAGGAAAATGTCTTGGACCACGCAAGTTAGGCGTTTATCACTACCTTCAGCTCGAATCTTGACCTTGAAGCACTCAGGGTCTGTATTGTTCACTTCTTCAATACGATAAATTCCATCAATTCTCGTTTCAACAGACCTACGACGAGCATTAGTTGTAAGCTCCCGCGCTGCTTCCGAGTCGAGTGTAACTCCATCTATTTGAGCTGTATCAGCACGGACAAATGTCTTAACCATTTCTGTTTTAGCATCATAGGACATACGATCCATGTTATCGAGTAACGGTTCTTTAGCGATCATTTTTGCTATGACCTCAAGCCGCTTTGTTTCCTCTGCGGTCATGATTTGCATGGTTTTTAGATGCTCTTTATCGCTATCTTTTGCTATCTCAGCCATGCGAGTGTCTTTACGGTTATCAAGGAATCGCTTAAAGACGGTTACTCCGCCCCATATAGCCGCCGCTCCCAAAACTGTAATTACAATCTCTTGTGGTCCCATTTTACCTACAAGTTCCTGAGCCAAAGTGGTTAAAAAGCCATCAAAATTGATTTCAACTATAGATGAGCCTTCTTCTACAGTGATCTCGATTTCTAATGCCTGCAGCTCATCTTTTGTTAAATGCCGAGCATCAGGTACGCCGTACTTGGCGAGAGCATATGCTTTATTTATCTGGGATTGAAGCTCAATAAAACCCTTCATTATAGTAGGGGTTAGGGAGCGATTGAACTTTTCTCCGGTTAGCCTGATAGTCAGATTAGGCCAACCAGCGAAGGAAATATTTTCGGGTACGCGAGATCCAGAAAGATACTTCTCAATGAAATGAAAAGCTTGGTCTTCAGTTTTTACAACAACCTTATCCAAAGAAACATCCTCATTGTTTTTATTCATCAAGCATCTGCGGGCACAAGAGATTGATGATTTTGCCGTGTAGCAAAAAAATAAAACAAAAAATAATAAAAATCATTAGCGCGGTCCGCATTTTAATAGTTATTGTGATAAGAATGGTCACTTAGACGCACCGCTTATAAAACCAACTACTTGTTTTAATTGGTTTTTAGAAAATTTAGACAAGGGATAGAATAAGTCTTAGCATGACACGCATATTTCCTTATCCACGCCGATTTACAGTGCGCTAAAAATGTTAAGTATTCTGTCTGACCTGTCGAGGTTTAAAAAAGCGCTTAGGCTTGCACATTCGATAACTACTCGGCTAAACCCTAAACCTGATAAGGTCAGTTTTTGAAGAATTTTTGATGTCCGTCTCATCCTTATCTTTTAGAAAGGCTACATTTTACTGGCATCTTAAAACGGTGCACCCGAGAGTCATAACTGCAGTAAGTTTCCGGGCATGCGTAGGGAACCCTCAAGTCTGACCGGGATGTTAGATCGTCTCTACTCATAAACTCAGGCGGGAACTGTACGCTGCGGTATAAGGCCAGGAATGGCCCTCCTGATAAACATTTCAAACCAGCCCCAGTGGCTGGTTTTTTTTCGCCCCTCAACCACACAGCACTTCCGAACCTAAGCGGAGGTGAGAGATATGTCGCATATGAGCAAGCTTGTAACCGGAGTCGCCCTCGGCACCTCAGGAGGAACCATCCTGAACGGCGTCCTCACAAAACTGAGCCCTGACGAATGGAGCGCCATCGGCGTACTGGCTGGTATAGCGGGGATTATCGTCACGGGCATCATCAACTGGTATTTCAAGCGCAAGGTCGCCAACGCCAAAGTTCAGGCGCTGGAGAAGTACGGACCTGCCGTTAACGTTGGAGACGATTAGATGCCAATGTCATTCAGCCTCCGCAGCAAACTAATAGCAGCCGTTGGTTCAGGTGCTGCGGTTATCGCCATGCTTTTTCTGGGTGGCAGTGATGGCGTGGAAGGTCGGCGCTATAAAGCTTACAAAGATGTTGCCGGTGTATGGACAGTCTGCGACGGGCATACAGGGCGCGACATCGTCATCGGCAAGACCTATACCGACGGTGAGTGCGATGCTCTGCTCCGTAAAGACCTGCAGCCGGCGAAGCGTACCGTAGACCGTCTGGTAAAAGCGCCTCTGGGTGAGTATCAACGGGCCGCGCTTTACAGCTTCGTCTTCAACGTTGGGTCTGATGCGTTCTCCAAATCAACGCTTCTTCGCAAACTCAACAAAGGTGACCACGCCGGTGCATGCGATGAAATGCGCCGGTGGGTTTACGCTGGTGGCATGAAGTGGAAAGGGCTGCAGAACCGGCGGGAGATGGAGCGATCCATGTGCCTGGCGGAGGGTAATGATGACCTTTAGCTGGAAAATCATGCTCGCTGGCTTGCTGGTGGTGGGGCTGGTGGTTACCGGAAAACTGGCGAACTATTACCACGCACAGCTCACAGAAACCCGTTCATCTTTAACCAAAGTTAATCGTGAATTAAAACTGGCTAAAGATGACATCGCAGACATGCAGCAGCGCCAGCGTGACGTTGCGGCGCTGGATGCGAAGTACACGAAGAAACTGGAAGATGCAAAAGCAAATATCAATCAGCTTGAGCGCGATGTTGCTGCTGGCAAGCGTCGGCTGCAGCTCAGCGCAACGTGCGGAAAGAGTGGAACGCCCAGCACCACCGCAATGGATGAT